CGTAGCCTCAATAACATTCTTGACTATCAAGACTTTCTATCCATTCAATCTAAATTATCAAACGATGAAATCAGACCTCTTGGAATTGGAATCACTAATCTTGCCTACTGGCACGCCAAGCGAAATCTTAAGTACGGAGAAAAAGACTCCTTGGCTGAAGTCAAGACGTGGATGGAACACTTATCCTTCTACTTAACTGAAGCAACTGTAGAACTAGCACAAGAACGTGGTCGTTGTGAACATAGTGATAAAACACGTTATGGACAAGGTATCTTTCCTTGGGAGTTACGTGCCAAAGGTGTTAACGAATTAACTAACTTTGAACCTGAGTTGAACTGGGAAGGATTACGTGCTATGATGCGTAATCATGGTGTCCGTAATGCTACACAAATGGCTGTAGCTCCGGTAGAATCTAGTTCAGTAGTTATTAACAGTACCAATGGTATTGAAATGCCAATGAGTTTGATATCAGTAAAAGAAAGTAAAGCAGGAAGTTTTGTACAAGTTGTTCCCGAGTATCACAAGTTGAAAAACAAATATCAATTGATGTGGGAACAAAAAGATTGTGATGGTTACTTAAAAACAGCGGCAGTGATTGCAGCCTATGTGGATCAGAGTATCTCAACTAACACATTCTATAATCCCGCACACTTCCCTGAACGTAAAGTTCCAACAACATTGATTGCTAAGAACTTGATGCAAGCACATATGTGGGGATTAAAGACATTCTACTATAGCTTGATTAACAAAGCAGGTAGTAAGAGCCAAGATGAAACTGTATTAGATTTGCCAAGTGGCTTTAATGATATGGATGAAGAAGATTGCGAAGCTTGCAAGTTGTAAACTATGAGTTTTTTAGTAGCTAATCTACCTCCAGTCAAATGTTTTGTTCGCCGTGAATTTCTTTATGATTTTCAAACAGGTCACGGTGAGTTTGAACCATGCTGGTGGGTTAGCGTAAAGAGTTTGCGAGGTCAAGCATTTCGTATTGAGGCATATCTAAATCATTACGGTGCGCTGTATGACAAATTGCCATTACATGCGTTTTGTTGGAAGCCAATTGAAGGAGAAGCATTACCACTAGATTATTTACAATTGTGGGATTGCTTATCATATGACATTACAGTTATCAAAAAAGCACAATTACAATCAATGAAGTGTAAGTTTAAATTAAAAGATGGTGAATGGATGACAGGTGAATACATGTTTACTATTGATTCCGCTCATCCAGATTTTAATATATTAGATACAGGGTTCAGCGAAGATGTTGAAGACCATAAGAGCTATAACTTTATTAAATGCGATAATGGGCAGTTTGCCGCACAACCAAACAACAGATTAATTATTTTAGAGCCAAGCAGTAATCCTAAAGAACTTAAAATGCCAGATTTTAAAGTAGCGACACATCGATGGAGCGTTGAAACAGATCCTAAATGGGCTTTAGGAAATACTAATACAGTAATGTATGAAGATGTAAAACAATAAAAAGAAAGACACAATGAGTAAACAACAATATAACTTAAACACTAAAACAGATTATTTGAACAGAAAAATGTTTTTGGACCCGGAAGGTCCCGTAACCATTCAAAGATTTGAAGAAGTAAAATACAAAAAGATTGCAGACTTTGAAACAACGGCCCGTGGTTTCTTCTGGGTTCCAGAAGAAATTTCTCTAACCAAGGATGCCAATGATTTTAAAGATGCAAGCGATGCAGTAAAACATATCTTTACTAGTAATCTATTAAGACAAACCGCATTAGATAGCTTGCAAGGACGAGCACCTAGTCAAGTGTTTACACCAGTAGTATCATTGCCGGAACTAGAGGCATTGATTTATAACTGGAGTTTCTTTGAGACTAACATTCATAGTCGTAGCTATAGTCACATCATTCGTAACATTTATAACGTACCTAAAGAAGTATTCAATACTATCCATGATACAAAAGAGATTGTAGACATGGCAAGCAGTGTCGGTCTTTACTATGATGAGTTACATAAGATGAACTGTAAGAAAGAATTAGGCTTTGAGTTAGAGTCAGAAAAATCTCACATCAAAGCAATATACATGGCGTTACATGCTAGTTATGCATTAGAAGCATTCCGCTTTATGGTATCATTCGCTACAAGTTTAGCAATGGTTGAGAACAAAATCTTTATTGGTAATGGTAACATTATCAGTTTAATTCTCCAAGATGAATTGTTACATAAAGGCTGGACTGCTTACCTTATTAACCAAGTAGTTAAAGAAGATAGTCGTTTTGCACAAGTAAAATCAGAATGTGAAGCCGAAGTCTATCAACTGTACATGGATGTTATACGTGAAGAAAAAGATTGGGCTGATTACTTGTTTAAGATGGGTCCAGTTATTGGATTGAATGCCGCAGTATTAAAAGACTTTGTTGATTATACTGCTGTTGGTGCATTGAAAGAGATCGGGATAAGATATAATAATCCTGCGCCAAAAAGTACACCTATCCCATGGTTCACTAAACACAGTGACACTAGTAAGAAACAGTCTGCATTGCAGGAAACTGAATCAACAAATTACGTTATAGGAATAATGAGTGAATCATTAAACTATGATGACTTACCGAATATTTAAGGAGAACAAGAATGAGAGCAATTATATGGAGTAAATATCACTGCCCTTATTGTGACCAAGCAAAAGCTTTGTTACATCAAAAGGGTATTCCGTTTGAAGAAAAGAAAATTGGAGACGGATATACTAAAGAAGAATTATTAGAAGCAGTACCAACTGCCAGAACAGTACCACAAATCTTTTTAGATGGTGAATTGATTGGTGGTTTTACAGAATTAAAAGCAAAACTAACAGAAAGTATCTAATGCAAATATCAATCACACCTAACACAGTATATACATTTAAGCTAAATTCCGGAGAAGAATTAATTGCAAAAGTAATTCAAGCCGGTGGAGAATTCATTGTTATTGAAGAACCAGTATCTATTGCTCCTACACAACAGGGTATGCAAATGATTCCTAGCATTTTTACTGCAAATCCGAAGGGTGAATTTAAGCTAAATACTAATAATATTGCATTATATGCAGAGACCGATGATAGTATTAAAATGAAGTATTTAGAAGCAACTACTGGTATTAAAGTACCAGATAAGAAAATCGTATTGGGATAAAATGGCACAATTAAGTCGTGTGGGAGATGCAAATCAAGAGGGCGGAACAATAATTCGTGGCGCCGATACTGTATTTGCTAATGGAATTAAAGTAGGATTACATGTTAGTTCTATAACACCACACGCTCCATGGGCCAGAAGACCTCATCCGCCTCACAAAGCGGCAACAACTACGGATGGTAGTCCAACTGTATTTTGTGAAGGTGTACCAGTACTTAGAGTAGGGTCAGGAAACAGTTGCGGTCATAGTATCGTACAAGGTAGTCCTGATGTGTTTGTGCCATGAGCAATACAGGAAAACAAAGCCCGTTAGGTGTTAACGCATTAAGTTCATTATTACAAAATATTGGATTTAATATCAATCCTATTATGATTGATTATGTAGGTAGCAGTAACAGCGTTACACAATATGATCCTGGTAGCTTCATTACTATTACTAGTTTATTTCCCCTAACATATGCTATTAAAGATGCATATACTAGAGGTGTACCTAATGGTGGAACAAGAGTATCTGATGCAGTATATGACAGCTTAATTACCATAGGATCAACAAGTATACCTGCATTAGGAAATACTCCACCTTCAAGTTATAATTGGAATGGATATCCTAATTGGGTTTATGATACAACTAGTCCAACACCATTGCCTAATTATAATCATACTAATCCAGTAACTCAATGGGGTTATACTAGATTGTTTGCATTACAAGCATACAATGAATTTAATTACAATGGTGGTTATGCATTAAATCAATATAAAGATTTCCTATCTGGATTCATGTCAAATTATAGTTTTATTGAATATAGCAATGATGCTATTCTAGCAGTAAACAATTCACAAGAATTTTTAGATGGTACATATAGCAATATGGACGATCTAATTACAGGTGACATTACCGGTGTAAGTGTAGCAACTACTATATTTGGTCAAGATTTAATTACTAGCGGTAAAGCAATTAATCTACAATCTATTGCTACATTTGGATTACCTAGTAATCTATTAATGACATTACAAAAAAACAATGCATTAACTAAATCCGTAAGTCTTGCACTAATTGCTAGTGGTATAACAGTATCAGAATTAAATGATATAATATCCCTAGCCGAACCTATAAGTAAAGAACAAGAACGTAAGATATACGGTGCATTTGGTATTATATTGGGTCAAGATTTAAAAGATATATTAGTATCATTAAATTGTAA